ACCTGTTGGCGGTTCGGATTGGAGCGGAGGGCTTGTCTCATTTATGCACAATCACCCGCACGGTCCCTGAGCCTAAATCAACCGCACCGGCAGCGCCAGCGGGGTTGACGAATTGATAACTGACTGTGTTTGCCGCGCTCACCCACGCAACCAGCTCGACGCCCTGCAAGTCAAGGCTAAACGAGGCTGTGACCGGATTGCCCAACGCCGCGCCCGTTACCGTCATCGTCTGGATCGGGTCAACCGCACCAGCAGCAATATTGCCGGGGTTGTAGGTGGCGCTCCCCTCGATAATGGGCCGCCCAAGTTCGTTCCACGTCCCGGTTAGCGTCCCGTAGTGCTTTTCGAAATCGCCGATGATGATTTCACGGGGGAGATAATCAGAGGCCGGGAGGGACTGATTGCCAACCACAACGCGCCCGTAGCCAGAGGCGGGCAGGGTCGGGCCGTTGATGATGGTGGACGTGGCCAGATCAACGGTGAAGTCATTGCCCGCCAGCAGCGCGCCGTTCGCCACGTCAGCAACCCACCCGGCCTCCTGAAGGCTGGAATATCCGGGGTTGTTCCAGAAGCGGTACTGATCCACCGCGACGATGGTTGCCCCCGATTGTGGCGCAAACGCGCGAGCCGTCGTTGCGGGGTCCAATGTGTTGGTATTGTCCCGAAGGTCAAAGCTCAGCCTTGCTGAGATGTCAGCGCTGACATAGCCCGTATAAGTCAGGATTTTGTTGTCGTTCGGCGCGTTGGTGTTGATGCACTCAAAGTGCACCTTGTTTGCCATCGCCTCGATGATGGATGCGTCAAACTCAATCAGTCCGCGAGAGATGGCCGTAGTGGCAAGGGCCTCTGGAATAACCTTCATCCCATCAACGGAGAAAACGGAAGTGGGCGAGTCGCTGTCCAGAAAAGCATAAAGGACATTCCGGACGGCCACCTCCGTGTGAAGTTCGCCGCCGATAACCCGTGTTACCTTCTCGTCGTCAGGATACAGGTGCTGGGACGCCAATGGAATAAATGACGTTCCGAGCGGGGACGTGCCGCCGTTCTTCTGATACCGGAAGTAAGGCTGGTCAACGATCATGGAGCCATACTGGCTGTCCACGTCGTGGCCGTTGGGGATGGAAACAACCGCCTGACGGATGAACTTGGGGCGGACCACCACCGTCTCCGCGCATTGGGTCTTGATGCCCCGCCCCTGACAATCTTCAGTCACGCAATCAATTAACGTCGCCCGCTTGCCTCGCGGGAGGCTTGAGCCATCCAGCCCCCCGAAAACCGCGATGCCGTCAGCGTCCTGCACCGCGTTGAGGATGTTTTTGGCAACGATGCGCTCAAGCACGATGTCCGTGCAAAGGCCGCCAATGCGGATCCCCTTGCAGTCACCCGTCGCATCCAAGCTGGTGTGGCGCGACGCGCGGTTAAAGGACAGATCACGGATTCCGTATTGCTCGAACGGCCCCAGCACCTGTGCGCCGTAGGCAACCCCATTAGAGCCAGACGGGGCGTAAACGTCGTTAACCTCGACGCCTTCTATAGTACACGTCGCGCCCAGAGCGGTGCCGCCCGAATTGCTGGATATGACCAGTCCGCGCTGAACCTTGTCGGAACAGTTGAGGGTCAGCCTTCCCCACACCCGGTGACTGTTAAGCGCCGTCGAGAACACCGACAGCAGAAACTCAAAGGCCGTGGAGCCCGCATCAACCTCAATGGTCACGTCGTCATAAAAGACGTTCAAGACGCCGCTGGCGACCGTGCTGGGCGTGGAGATCGGCCCGTTGACCGCATAGGTCCCGCGAGGAACATACCCCCGGATGCGGTTGGCGATGCAATAGTCGTGGAACGCCAGCAGGGTTGCGGTATTAACCGTCGCCGTGCCGGTTAGCGAGCCAAAATTGGCCGGAGTCACGGTGTTGGAAATACGGGCGTATGTGTCCCCAAGGATGCCGTTCAGCTTTAGCCTGAAAAGCTCGTCGTTCTGCTTTATGGGGAGGGCATAATCGGTGACTACCGGCATCAGTTCGGCCCAGGGAACGTGCCTTCCGGGTAGATGGAGGCGACGAACCCATCATAGCCGCGAAGGTTCAGGCGGGTTGCGCCGCCGTCGCGGCCTCGGGCTTGCTGGACCTGTCGCTCATAGGTGCGGAAGTCCTCGGCGTATTCCAACCCCTTGGTCTTCATGAAGCGCCAGCGGACACCAAGCTTGATCAGCTCTTCATCAAGGTAGGACGTGTCATCGTCGGCAGAGAAGCGGGCTTGCGGGGTTCCTGCTGCCGAGATGGCCCAATTCTTGGTCACATACTCGTAGGCGATGGTTTGGGTAGGCGGAACCGGGTCGGGCGTGGCGAGGAAGATGTTGCCCCGCTCACGCCACGAGATGTAGACGCGGTTAAGCTGGGGTTGGGCCTGGATCGCTTGCCAGTCTTGCGGGGTCAGCGGGCCTAGCAGGTTTCGTCGGGTGGTTCGGTTGAAGAACGTGTTCGCAATGAACCTGTCGAGGTCGGCGGGGATGGCGCTGGTCTGAACCGCCGCCTCCGTCGTGTCGAAGGTGTATTGCATGGTAAGGGCCTGCCAGTCGTGACGACTCGCAAGCTCCTTGCCCTCTTCATTCGCCAGCGCGTAAAGCTGCCTTACTTGGGCGTCCTGGCTTGCGACGACCGCTTGGGGCCGGGGCAGGCTCAGGAGGTCCGTTACGTCCTGAATGATGGTCAGCAGCGTCATGCGTCAGGCTTCCGCCCTTTGAGCCGTCGCCGTCCCTGTCCAGTGGAGACAGCCCTTCTTCGATCAGGAACGCCGCCCAAGCCTCGGGGTGGTTCTTTTGATCTTGCTCGGTGGCCGCGCGGGGTCCGACGATGGAATTCGCGTCCGAAACATACATGAAGGTGACGCGGTTCTCAACCTTCTGGAAATGCGCCCCCCTCTTCACTGACTTGTCTCCGCTCTCCCGCTGTGTCGCGTCCATTGTTCTTCCCTTGGGCTTGAATGAGTGAGTTCATTTGCGCCTTGAGCGCGTCGATTTCTTCCTGAAGCTTGGACTCGCGCAACAGGGCGGCATCCAGCGGAGCATTGCCCGCCGCCGCCTCAAGGAACGCCTTGGCGCGGTCGCGTAGCTGGCGAGCGCCTAGGCCCAGGTTCTGAAGCTGCCCGTCAGAGACGCCCGCAAGCTGCTCCACGGTGCGGATTTTCTTGGCCTTCAGTTCGGCGACCTGTGACACGCTCACGGCGGGCCACTGCTCAAGGGGGGTGCCGTCCGTGGCCTCTTCCGCGTCTTCCTTGAAGCGCCGCCATTGCTCGGGCCAGCGATCCTTGTCCTTGTCCTGAACCTCGCGATCCACTTCCGAGCGGGTGTCGCCCGGAATGATGATCCGGACGTAATCCTTGTCCACGAAAATGGGCCTGCCTTCTTCCTGCGAACGGAAGTTGTGCTGAACCGCCTTCACGTAGAAAACCGGGATGGAGTTGTCTTGGTCCTGTTTCATGCGTCCCTCTTGTAAAGTATATCGCGCCCAAGGCGGGAGCGTTCCGTGTAGCCGCGAGCCTCTAGCCAAGCGGTGGGGTTCTCGCCCAGTCCCTTGACCTCAAGGATGATGGTCGGCGAACACCGCGCCAGCGTCCGTTGCGCGCCCTTCAGGGCCTCAAGCTCATGGCCTTCGATGTCGAGCCAGATGAGCGAGGGGGACAGGTCCAGCGTGTCGATGGTGGTTACGGGGATGCCGTCATCATCGACACGGACACCTACCTTGTGCGCTCCGCAGTTGCCCTGTTCGACCTCGTAAACGTCGCAGGAGCCTTCCTCCGCACCAAGGGCGCTTTCGTAATAGCGCACGTTCGGGGCGCGGTTGGCGAGGTTGCGCGACAGGCAGGCGAAGTTCGTCGGATCGGGCTCGAAGGTGTAGACCTCGGCAAAGTGCTTGGCGAGCATGGCGGCATAGACCCCCACGTTCCCCCCAGCCTGAATAACGACTTCATGCGTGGAGTTATCCAGCGCCCACGGGATGGCCGGGATGACCTCGCGGATGATGGCCGGGCGGCATTGTTCGTCGCTGGTCGGCCACCACCAATCGCCCTTTTGGGCAATCTCCTGCGCCGCTTCGCCTATCCAACCTGACATAGAACCCTCGCTAGATCGGGGATTAGCCCCTTGCCATGAACGCGCAGTGTAATGCCTTGGCCGGTCAAGTGCATCCACGCTTCCTTGAACTCTTCGGCTTGGCGGGCCATCCAGATTGCGGCCTTGTAGGTCTTGTCGCCAAGGCGAAGGGTGATGACCGTCTCGCCGTCATTGAGCGGCTGTGCGTAGGCGTGATGGGCGTCATCCTCATACGAGGAATCCATCCCATAGACGTGGATGCGCTTGAAGCCGGAAATCCAGCACAGGTTCAACGCCCGTAGCCCCACCGTTCCCCCGCCCGGCACAACCACGATGGGGTGCGTTTTGTCGTAGGGCTCAAGCACGTCCATCAATTCCTGATAGGCGATGCCGTTGGCGCAATGCCAGACGACGACGTTTTGATCCTTAAGGGCATCGAACAGCGACGGGTCGCACTGGCTGGCTAGGTAGTATGTTACCGCGTGCTTGGTCGGCTGGATGAAGTCGATGTTCTCGGGCCGGGCATCCAGAAGCACGATCCCGTCAGGGTGAATGCCGTGCTTTCGCAGCATGTTGGCGACGCCGTTTACCGCGATGATGTGGGCTCCCGCCCTCTGCCGGTTCCTCAGGCTGTAGATCGACCGCTTGAGGCTTGGACCGCCACAGACGACAACGGCCTCTTTTGCCTTTGGGAAACCGATGAACCACGGGAGCGGGCGCTTGCAATTGGCCTCCACGTTCTTGAGGATTTGAGCCTGACTGACGTTGCCGCCGTCCATTTTCGGCAGGACGTAATCGCCGCCCACCTTCCAGACGTGCTTCACCCATCCGCCGCAATCAGGGGGTTTCGGCTCGCCGTGGAATATGACCGCGACGGCCCCAGTCGGGATGCTCTCGCCAGCGTGGGAGCGGTAGCTTACGAACATGCCGGGCGGGAAGGTGTTCCATCCCCCGACTTCCGTTAGCCAGTCCTGGTCACCGTGCAGGCGGGTCTTGTCGGCGTGGTCGAACAGGCCCCACACCTCACGGTGTTCGCCGTAGTCCCACACCATGACGGACGAGTTATAGCCCGGCAGGTGCCAGTCGCGGATGATGCCCTTGGGAAGCCCCTCAAGGCGGCCTGTGATGGCTACGTCGAGGTCGAAGTAGATAACCCGCTCGCCCTCGGCCCAAGGCATGTGGGGGCTGAACAGGGCCAGTTTCTGCCACCAGCCCTCAAGCCTAGGCAGGGCGGGGATTTTCTGAACGCCGCCTATCTGTTCGGGCTGGTCGGTGACGCACCAGAACGTGAAGTCTTCCGTCAGGTTGCGGTCAACCATGTCGCGGAGGATTTCGACGTATTCAGGCCCGTAGCGCGTCCCTACGCGGACGCAGACTATGTTCAGGGTCATTGCATCGTCGGGGGCAGGATGAGCTTGGGCGTCGTCAGGAGTTGAACCTTGCGCGCCTTGGCTTGCTGGTAGGCATGAACAGCCGTCGCCATCGCAGCGGCTTCCTCATCCGAGCGCGGGACCGCCACGCAGCCCTTGGGGACGATGGTGAAGCCCTCATCAATCAGCCATTGGTCGTGGGCGTTGATTGCGGCGTGGGCGGCCAGTAGCGCGCCGTCGAGTTCTTCGTCCGATACGTCGTCGTTGGCTTCGTCGCCTCGCAAGGAGGCTAGGATTGCGTCGGCTACCACTTTGGCTAGCGCGTCAGTTTCTTGGGTCATCTGCTTTCCCTCTCAGACACCGTGACCATAAACAAAAACGGCGGGAGCCGAAACCCCCGCCGCTTCCGTTACGCACCTAGCAATACTCGCTAGACGGAGGTGGACCTTGCCCAGAACGCCTGGTTAGCGACGACACCGCCCGTGGTGTTCACGGTATAGGTGGCGACACCAGCCGACGCGGCGGAAACCGCCGAACCGGAAGAGCCAGCGGTGATGTTGGCGGTGGACGAGAGGGTGCCCGCCGCCTTCAGATAGATGTGCTTGCGCCCGTCGTTGGCCCAAACGGGGGTCAGGAGGCCAAAGGCCAGCGTCGAGGACTTGGAGTCAAGATCGACCCCAAGCATCGGGCTGGTGGCGAAGACTACGGAGGAGGTGGAAGCCATTGATTTGTCCTTTCAACTCAAAGGCTTACGCCTTAAGTAGCCCTTGGAGGAAGCCGTTCGAGAGCGTCATGTTGCCCGCGAAGACGATGAATTGGACCGTGGCGTCCTGATTGAGCGAGTCGCGCTTGTCCAGAGGAACGAAGTTGCGGTCGCGGTGGGGACGCCAGTGGATGTAGTCCGTGTTCAGGAAGTACATATGGTTCGTCGGACAGTTGCCGCCGTATCCGCCGTCCAGAACCACGTCGGAGTTCATGTACTTCAGGCTCACGAAGCCCGCTTGGGCCATCTCGTCGGAGGTGATCCGCTGGATGGTTTGCAGGCTTTGCAGATAGAGCTGGTAGTAGTTGTTGTCGGCCATGATCAGGTCGGGGTGATCGGTGCCGCGAACGAGTTGGAGGTAGATGGAGTTCATGTACTTCTGGATGTTCGCAGAAGTGGCCGCCGTGCCGCCATCGGTGGAAGCGTCGTAGACCTTGTTGCGCCAGAAGCTCCAGGTCGCGCGGTTGATGCCGCCCACGGTGCCGGTGGTGGGGTCGTCGGCGACCAGCAGTTGCAGGCC